AATTGCCATAACTCACCCTTTACTCGATAGTTTTACGACGTCTTTTTACTTCCAACGTATTGACAGGAGCCGCAATCACTTCTTTTTTAGATGGCGTATCGTCAGTATAACGCACCCAGCCGTTTTGTTCATCATATTCTGCTTCTTGTTCCATCGTAGCAACTTTACTACCGTGGTCAGGATGTTTTAAATATATAGTCATGTTCGTATTCGGTAGGGGGCGTACTGCCCCCTGATTTTAAGACGCGCCGTGGATAATGGCAAAGTTAATAATAACTGCTTCGGAATACGATGTTGAAGCGGTTAAATTACGCAATGTAATTAAAGCAGAGCCAGCGGCTAAATAAGAAACGTAAGTAGTGTAAGCCCCAGCAGCGCTACCAGTAGTATTACTAGAAACGCACACAATGATTGTGTCATTGATGGAGATTGAACTATTAGTTAATATAAATGAAACGGCTGTTGCACCTGCTAAAGCAGCGTTGTTCATTGTGATACGACCAGCAGACTTGTTTAAGGTCACGCCAGTTGACTTGTCGGTTGCTTGCGTAACCGTTCCTTGGGCTGCAGTAGAATACCCGATTTCTTGACTTGCATAACAAGTCGTAAATTCAGGGTCACTATACGCAACTCCAACTGCTTGGGTATTAGGCATAATTTTTCCTTTTAAAATCCCCGCCGAAGCGGGGGATTAATATTAACCAGCTACGCGATAGAATACATAAGTCGCATCAGCAGTCTTACGAACACGCCAAGTAGCTGACGTGACCGCAGCAACTGCTGCAACACCAACCAAAGTACAACCTGTATTAGCAGTTACAGTAGCAGCGTTACTTGCGCCTGTATTGATAATAACAAAGTCGAAACAGCTATTTACTTTCATACTTGGAAATGCGGTATCTAATTCTGTACCAAGAGGTACAGTTAAAGCGACTGCTGCGCCAGTATAAGTAATAATACCTGTTGCTAATTCGGCAGCCGTTAAACTTGCTGCTGCTGTTTTAGCCGTTGGGGTTGGTTGAGTAACCATGTTAATTTCGGTTAAATTACCGTCGCCAAACTGATAACCACCTGCACCATTAGGTAATGCCATAATAATTCTCCTTAAATATTAAAAAAGCCCCTGTCTACACAGGAGCATTTAGGTTTAACCCCACAAACGAACAGCCATTTGTGGTCGGATCACGCTGAAACCGTATAGAACGTCAATACGGCAAGGTAAACGGTCATTGTTGATGTCGTACTGACGTACTATACGCATCGAAATACCGTTGTGAACTTGACGTGAAGCCATGTCTACACCTTGTGGTAATAACAAGTCAGCAGTCGCAAAAGTGATCGCATCTTTGTGATAGATCAAGTTTTGTGGGTAAGCTGTTGCGGATCCACCTAAGAAAGTTAAAGCAGCACTAGCAGCAGGGAACGAATCAATTGTTGCCAAGGCATTAGTTGATGTGTACATTGCTGGTGATACTGTTAGCGTACCAGTTGTGGTTGAAGAAATGTTCAGATCAGCAGTTACAACAAATTGTTGTAATGCGCCTGTTGACTGACGGGTTTGTGGGTTAACAGCATACACGTTAGCAATAGTAAACACATCACCAATTTTGAAAGTTGGTGAGCCTGAACTAAAGCTAATTGCTAACGATGTTGTGCCTTGAGTGCTTGGTGCAGTAGCTACGATTGGTAAAGTTGGAGTTGTACCAGTTGTATGCTGACTGATAGATTGGCTCATGTTGATTTCGTCATACCCTAATACGCCTTCACCCATCATACCGTTTTTAAACTGGCGGCTGATAGTGTCAACTGGGTTAAATAAGCCTTTCATACCTTCAACCAAACCAGCGTTAGCGGCAGGGTTTACAGTAGCGCAACGTGGAGACATGACAGCAGCAGCTTCGTTCAATTTCTGTTGAGCTTGTAACAAGACCAAAGAAGTTGATGGAACTGTGCCTGGTGTACCAACAGACTGATAAATGCTTTTGTAAGATGTAGCTACGTCAGCATCAATACTTGAGGCTAACTGGCTAATACGAGGTTTTAGAACACGCTCAGCGAAGTCATCTAACTGCATAGTTAATTCAGCAGATGTGAAGTTGACACCGATGTGCTTTTGACTAGCAACAGTCAAAGTTGTGAACTGTTCGTTGTCGTCTTGAACTTGCAAGGCGGCACCGTCAGTTACCAAAGCACGGTCTGGTAGACGAATACGGAGTGTGGATCCAATTTTGGCACCTTCAACGGCGAAAGAATCGTCGTATTGGCGGTTTACGTTACGAGTAATCACAAGGTTGTTCTCAAGAATTTCGAGAGCTTTTCTTGTGATCATATCAATCGTTAAGATCGAATTTGACATAATAAAGTCCTTTTATAAAATAGTTAGCGGTTTCTCAATGCTTCGTACTTCTTGATCTGTCGGTTTCGTTCAGCTTCGATCCATTCTGATGTACTCATGTTCTTAATCGAACGAGGATCAGTTGTATCGTATGCTGGCGAGCCAGAACCTCTAGCTGTGACAGGTGCAATCGGTGCAGGAGCGTTTGAAGTCTTTTTTACAGGCGGATTGTCGCTTAACTTCGCTTCAATCTTCCCTATTTCTTTGGCTTGCATGAAAGGTGATAAGCGAGAGATACGTTCAGCTTCTTTTGGATTAGACCCTAGGTAATAAGCCATATCGGGGCCAACATCAGAAGATTGAATCGTTTGAGCCATCACGTCAGTAATTGGTAGCTTGGGGTTATATGCGACTTGTTCAAAGTCATCATACTTCGTCCGCGCTTCTTCTTCTCTGTCGTGGTAAGACTCTAAAAGATCAGACTGCGCTCTAGCTTGTTCACGTTTAACGAGTAGTTCTTCTGCCTTACGTTCTGCTAATACTTCAGCATATTCTTCGGGCGAGTTAAACGAATCGACTGACGGAATTTCGGCTGGAATCGCCCTTGTTTGCATTTCTGCTCGCTTGGCGTTCTGTTCTCTTTCCCACTTACGTTGTTCTCTTGCAAGTCGTTTTCCAATTGCGGCGTCTAATTCTTCTTGTGTGAAGGTTTTAGATGCTTCAACAGGCTTTTCTTCCAGCGATGTTACTTCAGTATCAGGAGCTGCTGTTGCTACCTGCTCTGGCGCGGCAGTTGAGTCCGCTAAGACTACTTCTTGTTCTTCAGACATCTATGACTCCTAAGAATCCCTAGCTAACGGCTAGTACGGTTGTTACAAAATATATTCTTAAACTTCTAATCTGTCAAGTATTTAATTATTAAGTTTTGTTTTAATTAACGACACATAATACGATACGGTGCCACCTGTTTTATTTTCAATTTGATACAATCCAGCTCCAGCGCTATAGTAGCAGTTAGTCTTACCTGCTGACGCGGCCGTTGCAGTATATGAACTTGTTTCATCATTAAATTTATAAACTACTTGGGCTTGAGAAGTAAAGATTCCCATCGCACCAGTTGCCGTTGATTGTAAAATCATAAGTCCAGAACCAACAGCGAAATTATACGTTGCATTATTTGCTAAGGTAATTAAATTAGGCGACGCGGCTGAAGATGCAAAATTAATACCCCAAACATTTACTGGCACGTTATTTACTTGAATTTCACCATAAACAGGGATATTTCCTGTAACTATGTCATAAATTGTATTATTTCCATTATTAGTAATAATATTGATTGCGTTTAAATATCCAGCCATTACATTTCTAGTAGATAAAGCACCAAATACAATTTCATTCCCTGCAACTGGCATATCCCAAATATTTGTATTTAACCAAGTATTGTAAGTTCCTTTTAAAATGTTAAAACCAATAGCGGAAGTTGGGCTAGCTTGAAATGAACAATTAATTGATTGATTAGCCCGAAAATCGCCACTTCCACTATAGTTAAAACCAATTTGACCGCCTTTAACTTCAATATCACTAAAGATGTTTGAATTAATATACTGGTTTGCGTTATTAATTTCTACATTGACGCCAACATAATACCCAACGGTGCGAATTTTGTTTAAAGTTACGTATACAATACCGTATTCTGTTGTTCCTGACGTAGATAAAGCAATCGCTATTCCTTCGCTATTTTTGCCGTTGCAAACAATATCTTGAATAAGCGTTGATTGACCATCGTTAAAAGAATCATTAATAAGAATAGTTTGAGCTGCATAAGTAACATTAGTCGTATCAATAGTTGCGCCAACTAATTGACCGTTTGGTCGAATTCTAAACATTTGTACGGAAGCCGTAGCGGGTTTAAATGTTGCATTATGAGAGCAAAGAACGGTTACTGGTCTTGTTGTAGAACCAATTTCTACTGTGCTTGAAATAGTTTGATCGCCCATTAATCCACGACAATCAACAACTCCGCCAGTAGCAGGCAATGCAGTAATAGCGTTAATTAATTTTGTTCCTGTATCTGCGCCTGGGTAATCAAAAATATTTACTGTTGCGCCCTCAATCATTGAATATGAAACTTTTGTAAGGGACATAATTAATCCTTTGGATATTTAACCTTAACAGCATTGCAATCATCAATATATTTTTGAATTTGCGCTTGATCGTTCTTTACGATTCCGTCTAAATAATCTTCCATTGACGGGTATTCCAACTTACGTTTTTGTGCATAAGTTAATGGTTTTGGTGGCGCAGGATTTTTAACTGAATTGTAAGCAAAATTTATCGCCGCAGTTAAATCATCGCCTTCATTAATTGCAACATGAAGAGTTATGGTTGAGTCATCATTATCAACAATAGTCACTTCATACAAGGGACTTGCTTTAGATTCAAGTTGTTTAGTTGTGTAAGATTTCATATTTAATCCTTAATAATTAAGATGATGCTCTAAATTTCATTGTAAAAATATATATGCTTTTTGATGATCCAGTTTTATTTTGAAATCTATAAGTTCCTGTACCAGCGTTGTAATAAAAATTTACTAGCAAAGGAGTATCTGCTGTTGTTGAATAAAATGCTGATGGATTAAAATCAGGAGATACCGTACCATAAAATGTATAAAAAATACCGACGCCATTGCCACCGTTATCCCAAGCATAAACAGCTCCAGAACCCGTAGCTAAATCATAAGTTCCATCATTTGCAATTGTTACAAGTAATCCAGCGTTTGTTCCATTAATTGCCCAATTGCTACTTGGTGCTGATGTAGGAGTAAATGTTAAAGCATCTACAGCCCTACCCGTAGTTAAATTAGCAACAGATACTTGTTTAGTAGTGCTAGATTGAACAATAGGCAATACTTCCGTACCCGCAAGGGGCGTTGTTGACGCTGGTAAAGCACTAATTTTTGAATCAGCCATGATATTTCCTATTAGTTATACATTACTTCAATTTTAGACGTTAAAGGAGGCGCTTCAGAAAAAGTAATCGAGGTATTTGTCAATGAATAAGTATCTTTGTTTTGATAGACGCCATTAATGTAAATTTGAGTGCTATTTTCACTTATTGGTGAAACAGGCAATATAAAGATAGTTTGTGTACCATCACCTGTAAAATTAGATACTAAATTAAAATCACCCGCAACCGAGAACACATTGTCGTATGTTGCTATGGTGACATTAGTAGACGTAGCAAGTATAAATTTATACCCGCCTAATGTTAACCAAATCTCACCGCCTGGTACGCGACCCGCAGAATTTAAAACAATTGGATTAGGATGGGCAATATTACCTGAACTACTTGTATACGTTGTTTTAGGTGTGGTTGTTCCTGCTGCGTAACTGTAAATTAATCCGCCTGCCAATGGTACGCCATCGTCAGTAAAAAACTGCGCTCCAATCCCCGCAAATAACGATATGCTAACCGTCATAAATTACTCCAACAAAATAAGCCCATTATCTTCTTGTACAAGATTATCGCTGGCTTCAGTTAAAAGGTTTGATACGGATGATCCACTATCGCGAGTGCCTGAAAATAAAGTAATAACACTACCTAAGCCGATAGCTACTCCATTACGAAGGGCAACTCCCCAACTCATCGAATATTAATTGGTTTGCAGTACACATCGCCGCTATCAGTAACACGAATTGCACTTACACGCCAAGGAGCGCCTGTGCCTGGTGGTACTGTAAACGGGATTGGGGTAAAAGCTGGTATTGGTGTGCTAGCAGTAGTCGCTGTAACGCCTTCACCTACTAAAATGTAAGCTGGCGTAGTTGACCATACAACCACACCTTGTGGGCCTGCGCCCCAAGTAGATGTAACGCCTGCCGTACCTGTGTAGGAAACAGTAGCAGCAGGATAATTGGCATCGGCTAAAGGTCTTAAAAGTTCCATTATTATTATTCCTTATGCTAAAAAGCGTAATTTATACAGCGTTCTTAAATATAACTCGATAATACCATCAATTAAATTCTGCAACGGTGTATCTTCTTTATCGCATACATCGTAACGCACAGATTCTATTTCAGCAAGTTGATTTTCTAAAAATTCAATCACATTTGACGTTTTTTTAGCTGACATCAGGCTAATTGGCCCTAATAAACCGTATCGTCCTTGGTATGTTTCCGCAAAATCATCGGCTAAATCAATAATATTTTCGTAAAATTTCTGTAACGCCTTGTGTTTTGAGTAACTTCTAGTGTTTAAATGCACGCTATGCGTTACATCACGGGCTAGAAAGAATAAACCTACAAAATCTGCGCCTTTCATTGTTGCATCCCTTCAGGTGGTATTGCCATTGGTTGTTGTGGGGGTGCCATTTGCCCTTGCATCATCTCAGGTGGCATTTGGTTTTGCATCTGTTCAGGCATTGGCTCATTCATTTCAGGCATTTCTCGCCCAGGCATCTCATTAATCAAATCACCGCTAGTAATCATGCCACTAATCGTACCCATCACAATATCTTGGATTTGTTCAGGTGTCATGGACGCTTGAACGGCAGTAAGTCTCTTAGTTTCTGCATCAAACGCTTTAATAGTGGTTTCAAATTCTTTACGCTGGAGATCTTGAGCTTCCATTGATTTATTAACATTTTGTAGCATCCCATGTACTTGATCGAGTTCTTGGCTCATCGCCTGAATCTGTTGTTCAGCAGCCTGTAGCTCAGGGGGTTTATCGTCGTCTTGCATTAATTTTGGATCAATTGTCTTGGCAAAGCGTTTTGCCATTTCTTGCGCGCCAGGCCAATCCATATTCTTAACAAACAGATCGCCAGCTACCGACCAAAGTTGCGGGTTGCCCTGCAACAGTTGGCTCATTGCATCTAATGATTCTTGACGCTTAGTCATGTAGCTTGGGCCAGTAGTAACCACTACATCGTATGTACCAACGCTAGGGTTATAGACTTTTTCGATTACCATACCCTGCTCATCAACAATTTTCTTAACGGCTTCAGGTTGCGTTGGGTTAATCTTCACCATATCGACTTCACCATCTAAGCCTACAATCCTTGCAATGCGCTCGGTATCATAGATTTTAGGGATCATATCGACTAGTTGTCGAGTTACATGGCGAATAGCCCTAGATAGATTATCAACATAGTGATAAGTACCTGTGTCGCCTTGTTTCTCTCTTGCCAGGATAGCCCGACCTGAGCGTTCGTTGCTTGTGGCACCTAAGCTCGAGTCGTATTGGCCTGTGGTAGATTTAATGTCATCGGATGCGCCAGCTTTTGCTTGCAATAGCCCACTCGATGCCATTGGCGGTTGGGCGCGTTGCGGTAATGGCAATACTGAACCTGCGCCGTCCGTTACATCTGGGTTAATTTCTAAATAAGGCCAATTGGTTGTATTAGCCGTTTTCCAATTCTGTTCATAGCCTTCAAACTGACCGCCGTAACCAATAAACGGTGCTTTCGGTGCCAAGGCTAACATTTCAGCTTCTTGACTAACCCAATAGTTATACATTCTTTGGGCGTCTTTAGCGTTTCGCACTAAACCTGACACATACAAGCGACCATCTACTTCAAATTCGTTACCAACTACCCGAACAACGGGGATAAACTTGCCTGCCCATTCTCTTTCTTCTAGGACTTCAAAGCCGTTGGTTTTCATCCACATAACTTTTTTAACATCGACCATCCGACTCTTGATTGGCTTTAAACCCATCATCTTCATCTGTTTATCTTCAGGTGAACCGTCAAAATGGCTCATATTGCCTGGGTACAAATTCAGTTTAGTAGGGGTATGTTTGTAGTAGAAGTATTCAGCAATACGGATTGTATTTTCGTTTATCCATTGGCTAAGTGAGGAATCACCTACGCCTTGCGCTAGCATGGATGAAAGTGGCGCAGCGTCTGGAAACTCTCTTTCGTACTCAGCTTTTTGTATATCTTCAGTAATAAAACAGTATTCAGCGTCCGACCCGCACGGATCTTGAATCATTGGATCCATGTAAACGCTAAAAGCATTACGAACTCGCCCAATACGGATGTCTTGATCAAAAGTTGCATCGTTTAAATACTCGGTCAAAATACGGATATAACCTTCACCGTAGGTGACTTGATTGTCGCAAGCCGTATCATAGGCTACATCCGCATCAGAGATGTACTCTATATGACGCACCATGCCATCAAAGATTTCAGCAACTTCTACGTCGCCTTTATCATCGGCAGGGATTACCTTCCCAGAGGGTCGATTTTGACGTTGTTCGTTAGTAACTTGCCTGACGTGTTGAGGCAGTTTGTTAATAGTGAGGCAAGGTCTAGCGTTGATGGTCTGTCCTTGAACAGATCCTCTAGTTGCCAATACGTCAGCAGGCCATTGCCATTGATTATCTGGAGAACCAGCCATAAATCGAAGGTCATCTAATTCATCTTCACGGGATTCGCTATATGCTGACAACGCTGTTGTAAAGCGTGAGCGCATCATAGATAGCTTATCCTTTGGATCTTCATTGGTCGTTGGGTTGCTACCGATGTCGGCTACTTTACCGACAAGGTTCATGTTTGACTGGTCGTATGCCATTATTTTTTCATTTTGCCTGCTGGTTTAGCTGCGCTGCGCTTGGTAGCGTAGGCAATCGCCACCGCTTGTTTGACAGGCTTGCCTGCTTTTATTTCGGCTTTAACATTCTCACGAAATGCTTTAGGACTAGTTGATTTTTTTAACGGCATGGTCATTTGCCTTTCTTAGCAGTTTTAGCTGAATCTTTAAAATCTTTAGCAGTTGGCGCACCTTTACTACCCACTTTGCGCATTTTTTCTTTGGATCCTGCTTCTATTCTTGCACGTTTAGCGTGAATATTAGCATATAGTCCAGGTTTAGTTGCCATTTATTTCTCCTTTAGCAGTTCCAACTTTTAAGGGCCGCTTTAGCGCGTGGTGCATCGCCTTTAGCGTGTTTAACAACGCCAGACATTCTGGCACAAAACGATGCTTTTCTACCAGCATCGGCTTTTGTTTTCGGATTTGGTGCAGGTGCTTTCAAATTACTGTTGTTTTTTGCATTGTACTCGGCTCGCCCTTTAGCGGTCATTCCCGCGCCCTTATCAGTCGGGTTATAGTTCTTACCCTTACCCGTGGTTGTGCGAGCTATTGGTTTGTCGTGTTTAGTAGCCATTATGACCCCATCCAAGAGTTAGAGACCGCACCTTGATTCTGGTACGTATTCTTTCGGATTATACCCTTATATTCCCGATGTGCAACAGGAAACGCAAAAGTCAACGCAATAGCGTCGGCTGCGTCTGGTGACGCTAGCCCTCTTGATCTCATGTCTTTCTTCGATTCCAAAAATATGCTTCCCTTGCTATCAGGCTTCATCATGGGCGAGATTAGATCACTTTTCAAATACCGATCCGTAGGCACGCTGGCTGACTTGAGCCATTCCCGCATATCACCCCACATCTCCGCCCGTTTGTTACCATACATCATACTGTTTTTTGCTTTGTTCCCGAAGTTAACGCCTTTGATCTTGTAGCGTTGCTCTTTCAGCCGATCCACTACGCCAGCTCCTAGCCCACCTTCGTCGATGTTGACTAGCGTTGGCTGATATTCCTCGATGGCCTCAATCACCCGCCCAACTGTTTCCATGGTATCGTCACCTTTGTGCCGCTTGATGGCTATTACATCTCGCCCTTGTCTGACAGCGATGACGGTTGAGTCCGAGCCAAACCGTGCAGGGTCAACCCCAATGATGATGGGCGCAGTATTGTCCTTGTACTTCTCTCGTTGCATCGCTTCTTCAACTGTGTTGACGCTGATGAACTGATCATCGGACGCGTTCGGGAACATACCGTACACTTCGACGTGGGCTTGCACCGAGTCGGAGCCGTACTCAGCGATGATCTGCTCATACACGTTCTTGTCGGTACCTTCGACTTGGCGCGAGTCGATGTTGCGGTTTTTCCAAAACTCCCGCTTGGAGTGGAACGCCTCATAAAAATACCCTGAATTCCGCCGTGGGTTGCTAAACGCCATCCAAAACCTGTTGGGCGTATTCTCCGTGAAAAACCCGCTTGTCACCGCCCAAATAGAATCATCAATACCGCTTGCCTCATCGAATATAACCATTACCCCGTCGTAGTTGTGAACTCCTGCGTAAGCGTCAGGATTCTCCGCCGACCATAGCCGTCCTTCAACACCCCAATACCGTGTGCCTTTTTTCAGATCACGTTCTACCAGTTCAGTCAACCATTTGGCTGGCATCACTCTAGTGGCTGACACTTCGAACCAATGGCTGTTGATGGACATACTGAGCCACTTAGTTATCTCCGCCCAGGTGACGCTGCGTAGCTGCGATTCCGAGTTAGCCGACACGATGACGGTTGCGCCTATTCTGGTGGATAACATCCAATGCTCTAGCCATGAGACTAGCGCCGACTTACCAATTCCACGCCCAGACGCTACCGCTTCTCGCAATACATCAAAGTCCAGCTTGCCTTGGTTCTGCTTAATATGTTCGGCTATGTCCAGTAAGATCTCACGTTGCCACTTGCGTGGGCCTGTAAAATTCTCAAGCGGCGTACCCTGTTGCGACCAAGGATAACAATACATCACAAACGCTAGCGGATTGTCCTTAATCGCAGGACTCCACAGGCGTGACATAAGTTCTTGTTCGTCTTGCGCTGAGTAGATGGTAGATTGCATTTAGGCGACTTTTTGTTTCAGTTCAGGTTTCACGTGGAACGTCTCTGCGTCGGTTGGTTGGCTTTCCACTTGTTTGAACACGCCTTCGATGACGCGCTGTTGCGCTTGTTCGAGTGCGGCTGTAATCGAGATGCGTTGCTCAACATCTATCGACAGTTGTTGTTTAGCTACCCAGCCGTGCTGATGCTTGAGGATTTCTAGCGCAGCTTTAGCGTCGCCATCGGCTGCGGCTTTGTGCAGTATCGCTGATAACTCCATCTCGCCATCGGCTTTGCCTTTCTGTTCAGCATACTCAGCAATGGGGTCTAGTTGCGTGAGCTGTCGGTATTCGGTAGGACGCATCCCAGCAGCGAGGGCTAACGTGTCGCCTTTGAGTCCTAACTTGGCAGCGTCGTAGATGCGTTGCAATCTAGCCTCGGTAGCTTCTAGCTTGCGTGGCTCATACACATAGGAATGAAAGTTATCAAACATGGTGGAATATTAGCATAGATTTTTTATAAAAAAATAAAAAGTTTGAGCAAACGCTCCGCCGCCGTAGGGCCGTTCGGCTCGGCCCTACCCCCCCCCATGCAAAAAGTTTTTGGCCGCAAAATGGCAGGCAAAATCTGCAAGCCAGCAAGTATAAGGCTTTGCGGGTAGCGCAAGCCTGCAAGCCTGTAAGTATAAGGCTTTGCGGGTAGCAGGCGCAAGGCGTGGGCGATTGTCACATTGTCAAATTGTCACGCCAAAATAGTTAGCGCCATGGCTCCCAGCTTTAAGCTGCTAGCTCTAGTCTTATGAGTCACATTGTCATTTGACAATTTGACATATAAACTAGTTTAGGGCGTGGGCGTGGGGATTTTGGCGCCAGCATAGCGCGGCCGGAATTATAGGTCATATAGGTCAATTGTCATTCCTATTTCAGTCGCGCCAATAGTAACCCTATATTTATCAAATTTAATCTACTTAAATATACTTAATAAAATGACAATTTGACCTATAAATTCCCTTGCGCTTTGCGTTTATTGGCCGCGTCAATACGTCATTTCACAATTGTCATTTGACAATTACAGCCAATATTTTGACAATTTTTTAACTATTTTGTATTTATTTTGCAAATAGTGCTTGACAAGTGTAACAAATTTTGAGATACTGTAATTGTCGTAAACAAACAATCAACTAAACTAAGGAAAACAAAATGCTAAACAAGTCAGAAAAAAGAGAACTAGCTAATATCGTGATCATGCATAAAATGGGCATGATTGATACTGTAGCGCGTAGTTTATCTACTCTAATCCGTAGCGCAAGAACTAAAAAAGCGGCCATTGAATTAAAAGAATATGCGCCAATTTTCAATGTAACTAATCACCCTGATTTTATTTGTTAATCAATGGGCGGGTGAAAACCCGCCAATAAACTAAACTAGGAAAACAAAATGTTAACTCTATCAATGGAAACACCCAGCAGCTATTTCACCGTTAAACAAGCAAAATTTATATGTGCTCAAAACAATGAGGCCGAAATGGATGGATGGATGTATAAAATCGAAGATGTTGGAAACGCTAAGGGATTAGTAGTTATCCGCGTTTATGATGAAGAAAATCATCCTCTAGGTTATTTTTAAGTAATAAGCTAATAAGCGCCGCCCTGGCGCTTATTGGATTGTTATTTTAACGATCAATAAACTAATCTAACTTATAGGAAACTAAAAAATGCAATTTTCAATCAAACAATCGCAATTGAAGGCCATGTTAAACCTAGCAGCAAAGCAGGATATTAGATTTTATCTATGCGGCGTATTCGTAGAATTTAATCAAACAACAACGCGCTTAGTCGCAACGTGCGGCCATAAAATGGGTTTATTAAATCATCCTAGTGAAGATAACCAGGGCGCAGGATCCCTGATCATTCCAAGGGAAGTAATTGAAAATCTACCGAAGGCCACTAGATCATTCGATCCTGAACTAATTATCAGTAGCGAAGATAAGGAAGGATTTTGGAAAATAAGCGCAGCGGGTACACAAACGATATTTGGCCAAATTGACGGTAGATTTCCAGAATATCGCAGGGTTTGTGATTTTAAAACAAGCGGCGAGGCTGCTAATTTTAATTACGAATACATGGTTCAATTTTTAAAAGTACAGCACGCGCTTGGTGGATCTAAAACTAATACCGTCAATTTATACCAGAACGGTACAAGCGGCGCCCTGGTTACTCTAGCTGGCGTTGATAATTTTGCGGGCGTGATCATGCCAATACGTACCGACGCAACAAATCAAGCTGGCGCAACAATGGATAATGAGCTATTAAAGCTATTACCTGATACAAGCGCAGGCGACGCCGCCGCAGCTTAATACTGTAATCCGTCAAACCCTTAAATTTTAGGGGTTTGCTGGATTACTATTAAGTAATCAATAAACTAAACTAATCTAATCGAAGGGATCCAAAATGTACCAAAATGTTAATTTTACTGATTTTCACAACGCATTTAAGCAGCTGCGGCCTAATAATTTTTCTTTTGAGGGATTGCAGGCCTTATTCGAATACTGCGAAGATTATGAGCGCGACAGCGGCGAGCCGCAGGAATTAGATGTTATCGCATTATGCTGCGACGTGACAGAAGATAAACCCCTAAGCATTGCCCTGGGCTATCGCATTGATCTAAGCGCTATTGATTTGAGCGACGATCCCGCGATCCGCGCCCTGGTGCTGGATTACTTGCAGGATCATACTACTGTAGTGGGTGAAACTGCCGACAGTATTTTATTCGTAAACTATTAAGGGAAAACATGAAAACATTTTTAGACTATCTTTTAGGCGGCTTATTTATGGCCGCCATGGGTTTAGGCCTTGCGCTTATTTATATCTATCGTACGGGAGGGTTTTAATATGTACATCGTACGCTACACAATTCAAGGCGAGGATTACTCAATTAGATTTAACGATAAAACAAGCGCGCAGCTATTCGCGGCGCGTTATAACGGGAAAATATCATGCTAATAGCTATCATCGCGAGCTCTATTGTCTTATTACTGGTTGCTGTATTCGATCTTTAAACCAGTAATCTTTTAAACCATGGCCCGCTGTACGCGGGCTTTTTTTACGCCTGGCGCTGCGGATCCGCGCAGCTGCCGACTGACCAGCTGCCGACTGACCAGCTGCCGACTGACAAGCTGCCGACTTACCAGCTGCCGACTGACCAGCTGCCGCCGCCCGTTCAAAGCGGCCTGTGTTGGCCGTATTTTTTGGGATTTTTTGGATTTTTTTTCGGTTTTTTTTGACTTTTTTTGACTTTTTTACGCCTGCGCCCGTGGGTGACGGGCGTGGGCTATTTAAATTTATATATTTTTAAGGGGACGCTTTTTTCGATTATGTTTGGGGACGCTATTTTCGATTAGTTTTAAAGACGCTTTTTTCGATTCATTTGGTATTGACTTTTTGAGGCATAGGCAAGTCCTCAACTGCACGCCTTAGCTCAGACTTACTCAACACGTGCGCTACTTCAGGTGCAGCATAGATATGCTTCTTACTCTTGAAGTCTGCGCTTGCAAGGCGACCGCAATCTATCCAGCCTGCTTCTTTTAAAGCGTGTAACAAAGCAGCTTGCGGTACCTTCACATTGCTAGGCGCTAACCCTGCTAAACGATCACAAAGCGCATGAAATGGCGAGCCAATCACGCCACGGGCAAACTCGCTAGTGCGACTTTTTAGCATCTCAACTAAATAACTTTCGGCCATGCTCATGCCATGCTCAACCAAATTGGCCTTAAACTCAGTCATGGCAGGTGCTGCTGCTGGATTAAACTTAGTCACATCACGAGCGTGCAGCCATGCAGCAATAGATTCAAACCCACCCTTGCGATACCACGCCCACAACGCCTGCGCTACTTTGGCG